GATTGCGGGGGCGTTGGGGATTCGGGCGCCGAAGAGGACGGAGGAGCAGAGGGCTTATGATCGGTCTGTAAAGGAGCAGGAGATTCGGAGGAGGAATCGGGAGAGGGAGGAGGCTGCTAAGGCGAGGGAAGAGGAGGAAAGGGCTAAGGCTGCGATTTGGGATGACTGATTTTTTTTATTTACATTTATTGTATGGGTCTGAAAATGTACTTTAGGCAATTATCTGTATTTTGCTTTGTGGTTCTTCAGCTGTATATTGATGTACCAGCTATGCGTTGTTTATAGTAGCTAGGTAACGCGTTACTGCATATAATTCTAATACCAGCAGCACGGAAGTTTAACAATCAGAAACAGGTGTACTAGATAAAGCATCAAGCAGAGCAAACCGAATCATCCATAACTCATGAACATTTGAATTCTTCTCAGATAGAATGCGTTTTAGTTAAAAGTAAGACGAAAGCGAACCCCCAGTTCAAGCAAAGCTTGACTGGACCATAAACACCGTTGCGCCAAATGCGAACGAAGACGACACAAGAAGAGATACCAATGAGCGCGAATCTATGCTTCAAGCATCAACGTGAGCTCCACCGATCTGCTCCTGATGCACCTCTAGAGTGTCGCCATCTGCCATCTCGAGCTGTATTCATTTGTTAGACACCGAAAGCCACAGGTCCTAAACGCCAGGGTAGGATGGTAGGAATGTACCGTGTCTGGAGTGTCCTCGGGCCGTACACGCGTACCGTCGAAGAGGAAACGGACAGTGGACATCTGCTTCCCTTGACGTTCGCAGAATGCGTCCATAAGCTTCTTCAACTGTGTGGAGCGCTTGATTTTAAAGAACACTTCATTGTTGTTATCCGTAACCTTGATGTTAAGGTGCTCGACGGCGGGAGGCTCGCTGGCGGGAGCGGGGTTGAAATCGCCTTCGGCGGCCATATTTGCAGACGGGTGGACGGTGAATTAGGATGCGTTTGAGGTATCTATTTCCGTTAATTTCCGTTAAGAGTTAGTTCCTGGGTTCGCACAAGGTCTGTCGCAAAGTTTCGCGAAGGGCGATAGGAGCAAGGGAAACAGTGGTACTGGTGCTTACGCTATTGTGTTTATAGAAGCGGCTAAGGTGACGGACGGAGAGGGAGAAGGTGCGAGGAGAGGTGTAAGCGTGAGGAGAGAAGAAGCGCTTAAGATAGCAAGACGTCGAAGGCAAACAGACCCCACCAACTGAAGAGAAATGGCGGAGAATTGTTTTTGCGGGGTCGGCATATCATAGTGAAGAGATAGTATGGACTGGAACATTCATTCAACAACATCGCTGTGATACTGTGCCTGTTGAATTGTTTCAGCGTGTCTTCAAGTGTATTATTTGCTTCTTCACTGCAATCCAACCATTCCCATCTGGAAACTCCTTATACCGGGATTCACTTCGACTTATTGCGTCATGGTAAGCACTGGATATAACTACGGACAGCGTCACGATACTGAAAGCTTCAGGGCCTCAAAGAAGATCTGAATTACGATCCTCCATGCCATCCTCGAGCAGTATGTCATGTCCTTGTCCCTCACAAGTGACCGATCTGCTGACAATTGACCAGTGCGCTATCCAAGGTACACCGGCATACACCCAGCATTCCACCGGACGAATGACGCTGACCCTACAGCCTGCTTGACTAAAAACTCGTACCGCGAAGACAAGTGCCAAGCGCAAATCGACGCCCTATACGAATGCTGTAACGCCTTCTACCAGAAGGAAGGCGACGGGGGCAAGACGGTGAGCTGTCCGAAAGCCAACCTGCTGCGATTGAAGATGAAGCAACGGACGGAGGCACGAGGTTGACCTCTCGTCTATGCGTGGTCTATGCGAGACGACACTGTAACAATACTGTACATACTACAACCAATCCGCTGTGTAAAATGGATGTGACAATTCCCTTGCAGTCTAAGCCCCCATGCTCAAAGTAAAGGGCTAGGCTAGTTGTAAGAACTGCCAGATTGTTCTAAGACAATCGGAGCACGCAAAGAGGCCTTATAGACCTGAAAGAAGATTGAAACCTTCGTCCCGAGACTCTATTGATTGCCTATGATTAAGACATTTGTGGAAAAAGAAGGAAAAAGGAAAAGGGAAAAATTTGCGGCGAACATTTTTATGTCTCCTGATCGGCGCTAGTCTCTTTTAGGCTTAGCGTCTCAACGGACCGACCGCCCTGACGCGCTCCGTTCGCCGGGAAAGGATTATTTGGATTTCTGTCACAACAACCAGGCTGGAGATCAAGGCAGTTGTTCGCTGCTCTCATGGCTCCCTTTGCTGCGACCAGAGGCGCTGGCGGTTCGTCCGCAAGCTTTGCGCCGATTAATGTTAGTTTTGTTGGTGCTGTGACAACTGGCGGTAGCTGACGTTTCGTTTAAATTTGCTTTGTTTAGGCGAGCCGGGAATCCAATGACCCTGAGATCATTGAAATCGATGACGATGATGACGAAGAAGAGCCCATGAACGAAGACGAAGATGGTGAAGAGGAAGTAACGGAGGAGGACGAAATGGACGAGGACGGCGATGTGCCATACAGTGACGAAATCGAGGGGGAAGAAGAGGAGGAAGACGAGGAAGACCACTTCGCAGGGCAAGTGAATGGGATCAAGTCAAGGGTAAATGGCTATGCAAAGGCTACCGCTGAGGATTCTCGAGGTTCGTTGTGTTGTATTTGTAAATTGAATGGGAAAAAGGAAGCTGATTTGGTTGGCTTAACTGTAGCAGGTGAAACGACTACCCCCGAACTCTTCACGTCCGCCGGCGCACAGCAAGCACTACACCCCCTTCGTCGGACGGCTGATCGTGTAACACGCCAAATTGAGGCATTCGCGGAAAAGCTGGATCGGTTCAAGCAAAAGGGCAACAGGGCCGATGACTTTGGACGTTTCCAGGCCGCATACCAACTCGTTAAGAGCTACCAGACGTTTACGCAAGATGCTATTCAAGACATTTCGAAGCAATCTACGTTGAAGCGCGCCAAGATTGGATTGTCCACTAGTCGAAACGAGACCGTAGCGCAGGATTCCAAGACCGAAGAGGAACTCCAACGACTACAATTGGAAGCGAATACCTGGCAGCTCCTTCTTAATCTCATCAGTATTGATAATCCGGCTGGTCATGAAATGGACAAGGAAGCGCAGGAGACGGCATTCCAGAAATTGCACCGATACTCGTCCGATCGCGAAGTCTGGGAGCAATTCCTCACTGCGGATCCCTACGCCCGTGAATGTGTAATTGTCCTGAAATGGCTCGAACATACTGCCAAGACTCAGTCCCAGGATATCGATTCGTTGATTGCCGATTTGGAAAAGCAGGCGGAGCGCGGACAAGGCCTGTGGGCGCATGGCTGGCTTTATACCAAGGAGGCTATCAAGGGACAGAAGCGACTGCGGGCCTGGCCTCAACCGCTCGAGCCCAACGATCCCGGTATCACGATTTCGCTGTTGCGTTCGGACAAATCGGGGGCGATGATCACACAGTTGGATCCTGATGCCATTACGCGACAAAAGAATCTTCTTCAGAAGCAGGATCAATTTCACGAACGAGCTACCTGGATGACTTGCTGGAAGATGATCAGGCAAGGTGAGAGCTGGACAAAGATGAGAGAATGGGCACAAGAGCGCTTGGAGAATTGGCGGGCGGTCAGTCTGTGTGGTTCTAGTGTTGATAAGGATTCCCATGTTGGAAAGACCCCAATGGATGACGGTACCACCCGCATGATGAACTTCCGGTCCCACGGGCCCTGGCAAGCGGCTTGCTCAGCCCTCGCACACAACTCGACCTCGGAGGATTTCGAGCGTGCGGTGTACGCGTTGCTTTGTGGCGAGACGGAGGCAGCCTTCAAAGTCTGCCAGAACTATGACGACTACCTCTATGTCCACTTCAACAGCGTCGTGCTCGGTCGTTACGAAGGGTTCTGCAAACAGTTCCAGAGAAAGCTTGCTTTCTCGCCCACCACACCGGCTACCTTTGTGCCTGAGCCTGCTGGTTACAACGACACCAGCAAGTTTCTGCAAGCTGCCAAGGGCAACGAACGCATTGGTGCTGAAGCACGGAACCCTTACCGTACTATTCAAGCGGTCATTCTGGGCCGCGGATATGACAGTTTCTTCCAGCGGTTGGCTTCGGCGGTTTCGCACGTGGCAAATAGCAAGTCTGACGGCTCGAGCTATGTGCCTGAACTGTCGTCCGTGCCGGTTGATGAGTCGCTGTTCATCGCTGCACAGGATGAAGACTCCTTGAGAATTGCAACACACCTTTATCTTGTTGCGGACTCGATCGGCTATGTTCGCTCCGACACGCAATTCTTCGAAAACGTGTCCGTGAACGTGACTGGATACATTTCGAACCTAGAAGAAAGGGACCTATTCGATGTCATCCCTCTATATGCATCACTTCTGCCTCAACACCTGGCACACTCTGCTCTCGGTCAGATTCTGCTCCAAATTGTAGATCCACGGGAGAGAAAGCAGCAAGTGCGACTTATGGAGAAGCATGGGATCGATATCGAAGCTGTTTTCGAGGACCAGTGGGCGTGGATTAGTGGTAGCGTCGAGGTGGTCGAACACTCGACGACCGTCAAACGGTATTCCAAGGTCCTACGGAGGTCTGACGGGTCACCGTACCTGGCCCCTGTGCGGAAGGACCTTATTGGAACATCTATCACGGAACTTGATGATTACATGATTCGCAGTTTGGAGTGGCTTCGGTATATTGATGGTCAGTGGGGTAAGATTTGCCATCTGGGCGCTCAGTTGTACCGGAGGTTTTTCAGTAAGTTTCTTTCGCAGTCTTGAAAACGGATCGTTTGCTTAACGTCTGGCAGTCTCTGGTAAACTTGCTGCCGCTCGAGAACTGAGTCGACGCATGAACCTATCAGATCTTTCACGAGAATCGTTTGGATTTGATGTCGCTGAGTTCCCCATGGAGATGGAGGATGGTGTGGACGCGCCAACGCCGGAGCCTATGAGCCCGAGTAAGGTCAGACTTCCTGGCTCTGCGCATAAGCGGAGTCGGTCGAATGGCGTCACGAATGGTGCCCAGCAGAGCATTTTGTACCAGCAATCGCAGACGATGCGTGATCTAGAAGCCTTGATTCTCGCGTTTGATGCGTTGGAAAATTTCGCTACGTTATGGGAGAAGCTTGATAAGTATGGTTCCCTCCTTTCTTTACAGTGCTTACAGCGTACTAATATGATCAGGAACCGCCGTCGACGGGATACTGGTACAACCAAGAACCTTCGGGCGGAACTGCAGGAAGCGCTGGACGAAATCGGGTTGAACGTGGATGCTATTCTTGACGAGTGGCTCATTCCTGCTGATAACGGTATGCGCCAAGCTTTGCCACTCAAATTGAACACGAGGCTAACAAATGTAGAACCAAACATGTCCGAACTCGAAGAAATCCGCCTGACCTACATCCCCGAGCTCTTCCTCGACTACCACAACGCCCTATACTACGCCGCGCACGTCCTCACCGGAGAAATCCTAGTCCAATGCATGAACCTAGGAATGCAAGTATCCGAGAACGAGCACCTAACGCGCAGCTTCGTCGGCGCCAAGCGCATGCGGGAGCTCGTCGATGCGCTGGCCGTATCCAGCAAGGCGATGATGAATACGCATTCGGAGCCGGGGAAGAGGTTGCTTGGGGGTGAGATGCTGAGCATCTGGAATGTGAAGGTTGACTCTGAGGAGGATGATGGAATTCGGATGGCGAGGGCTTGATATTCGCTTGTATTGGGTTAGGTTGCAAGGTTTTATTTAGCTAGGGTTGGTTTGGTCTGGGTGTCGGATGTATATTAGTATTACTATTATCTTCGTGGGATTGTTGCTCATTGGTCTGATAATGAATGCATGGTCGTGGATTGCTGTATTTTTCTTAGTGGCAATCGTTGAATGCTGTCACCATTTGAGGTCATACATCCGTAGTTCATAAAAATGAACAGATTCATTTGTATCCTTTTCTCTTTCCCATGCTCTATTCATTACGATGGGCACGCCTGCGAGACAACATATCAAGTCTATGGGACGGCGAGCCCTCCAAAAAGGAATCGACATCACAGATGACCACCACGTTACAAAATGGAAAAGCTCAATATAAACCACGAGGTCCAGGTGAACTTGGAAGAAAACGCCGACAAATCACTCTTGTTCCAGCCGATGATTAAATAAGAGTTGAATAAGTATCCTGTGGATCCCACTAAAGAAGATGAGGACTGTTAATAATTTAACTACGATAAGGAAGGTGGAATTGATGATGAGTACATCATTTAGGAAGTCGAACATTGGGCAGATCTTAGATCGTTGAGGCCGGACATCTCTTGTGAGGGAGTGGTTGATCTCGAACATGCTAGGGGCTTGGATGTCTCAAGGCCTGGTCCCGGTCTCTTGACCCTGTGTAGCATTTGGATGGCAATGTCTAGTTGTGACGAAAGTACCTTCTTCCTCGCAAAGGCCAGTAGATGTGGTTGGATAGCATGATTAGGGTTAAATGGCCGTTATTGAACCCCAACACTTGCCTGGTAAAACATGATAGTTCCAGAACCAGTGAACGAATGTAAGCTCAGCAGACACATAATCCTAACAAACCGCCAGCCTGTCGTGGGGTAAGAGGACAACATACTATATAGAAAGTTCTCCATGTTGCTGTCTGCTACGCGAAATAGATCAAACCAAGTTCTGGCTAAGAATTGAAAATATGATGAGAGTAGTAGTGTCATTGATTGGAAGAAAGCTGGATATACTGCGAACTGCTATTCCTAACGAGGAGAACTTCCGGGAGCTACAGCTTTCTTTCATTGAATCGCACTACGGACGGCTTTTTCAGGCGCACATGGATGGAGAAGTTTCACATATAAGTTAATCGAAGCTATACTATTTCAAGGACAGACTGACTGCCCCGACTGATTTGTATACGCGATACAATTTAAGTCACCTGACTATGGAGGTGAAACCATACGAAATACCCAGAGACGTAGTTAATGATTACGGGATGGACAGATAGCTCCCGGAGGGAGACGACACCGGCACGACGAATTTAGGGCTTGGTTCCACTTAAGATGCACCGTGTCGTACGGATTGCGCGACAGGGGAAAAGTTCTGCTAATATTGTATTCGAACCATATCTACATGTAGCAATGAACACAAATCGAACCATCACCATGATGTCATCTCATCATAGTTCCTCTATAAAACAGAGTACACATACTCTATACAATACAATCCACCACGTCCACTTTTCCCCAGAAGATGACCAACCCTATAACAATTTACGGCCTAAACCCCGTCCCCGCCTCTCCATCCACCCTTCTCACCTCCTATCCCGGCCCGCCCCATCATCCAACCTTCCTACCCTTAATCGAGCTCCCAATCCCCTCAACCCCTCTGGCAACTCGCATCAACGCTTATGCCCTAACCAATCTTAGCCCACAAACATATAACCATTCCAGACGGGTATATCACTACGGCCTCGCGATAAAGAACCACCGGTTTCTGGAGTGGGAGTTCTCGGATGAGACATATTTTTGCGCATGCATGTTGCACGATATCGGGACGACGGAGAAGAATTTGACCTCTACGAGGTTGAGTTTTGAGTTTGCGGGTGGAATTTTGGCATTGAGGGTATTGCAGAGTCCTGATGAGGGCCGGGATTTGGACGGGACAGGGATGGATGGTGCAGATGCGGATGGGGATATCGATGCAGAGGAGCGGATGAATAGAGGATCAGAAATAGCACCACAAGATCAAGCAGAGAGCATCGCGGAGGCGATTATGAGACATCAGGACCTATGCTCACAAGGAAAAATAACCGCGTTGGGGCAGTTGCTTCAGTTAGCTACTATTTTAGGCACGTCCCGTCCCTTACTCCGTACTTAGCGGAATCATGGCTAACAGAGTACTAAAGATAACACCGGTGCCCACGAATCCCTCATTCACCCCTCCACTATCGAAGACATTACAAACCACTTCCCGCGAATGAAATGGAGTTCATGCTTTGTTGGTACTATCAAGCGGGAGATAAGCCTTAAGCCTTGGGCACATAGTACGGTCCTGGGGGAGGAGGATTTCCCGAAGAAGATACTGGGGAATACGCTTATGGCGCCGTATGAGTAGTTGATCTGGCAAAAAAATAGCGTATTTGGAGAAATTTATGCAGAGATTCGATCAAATAATATGAGATATATTTGAGACTCCGCAACCGTAATGAAAAACTTTCTAACTAAGTTATAACTTATATAGCCGTATTATCATTATATGCAAATGTACAGCCTGACAGTTTGTGTTTACCAAATGGCTGCCTTTTTCAGCCTCAGACGACGCCATCTTCGGCCGTCATTGTTAGCACCTGATGATCACGTGCTTCTTTCACCGCCCTCGCTTGGCCTAATTAGGTAGTTGGCCGGTCTGTTCGACCGACCACCCAATCAACTACTCTTTCCCATATACTCACAGTCATTTGGTAGCACGTGATCGGTGGCCTTCACCACGGCGATGTGTGTTTACGGCCACGCACCCGACCCCGACTCCTTGTTTCAGGGCTCCCACTGCCTCCAGCAGCTAAAAGGATAGAAAAAAGTGCCAACTTGATTCTACAGCGTGCCCATACGGAACCAACTATCCCTCTCAAAAAAGTCAGCAAAGAATGGCCATGTCACTTTCTTGAACGCCTAGGACCTGAATATACACGGCTTAAACAAAGGCCAAGGGATCCAAAGCGCCTACAATCTCAGGATCTCGGGATAATTCAGAACTGGTATGATCAGTTAGAGATCCTCCTTAAACAGTATCAGATCCAGCCCCAGGACCTCTATAATTCGATGAGATTGACTTTATGGAGGGCCAGGGCCGTGGGGAAGTGGTAATCACTAAATATCCATCAAGAGCTCANGCCGGCCAAGAGTCGGGAAGGACAGGGGAGTTCGATGGACTTCATGACAGCTTCGCGGAATGAAACTGCCATGGATGGTGGGGCGAATCGTCTGAAGCAGATAGTAAAGGCGGGTAATGGCGCGTCCCGGAGGTCCACCCCAAATTGCCAACAAGCGAATGCTATTCTGCTGGTGTCGCCTCTGTGCTGCGAGAACAATCACATGTTCAAGTTTCCTCCCGCTGCCACTGATTATTTTAAGCAAACTGACACCGTACTGGACGGACGCACGAAGCTGGTCCAGGCATTACGAGGTTTTGTTTGCCGCTTCACCATCCTTTTGTACAACTACAAGCAGTGGAGGTACGTACAGGCGAAGCTTCATGAGCAAGGTTCGTCAATGGACAAGGACCAAGGTGTCATGTACTGGTTTCTCGATCACACGCTCAGGGACAGTGCCGTAATACACCTGAGGTCACTCTGTGACTCCAACATCAAATCGCTGGGTGCGAGAAGTATTGCGGATGGTCTCAATGACCCCGTCGTCCGAGCCGGTCTTTGCGCCTATTTAGATGCTGGCAGCCATGCTCGCAGCATGACCGATGCAGTTCAACGTGAGCGCTATCTTGACTACATCGCGAAGTACATGAGGTTGCTCTCATCAAATGCCAAGGCTGGGCAGTCATCTCACGACATCGTGATGAAGGTGTCGCTGATTCGTCGGTGGGCTAACAAGACGATTGCTCACCCGACCCTTGATGACTACAAGGTCGACAGTGACGACCTCCTCCATATATTTCTCGTGGTTGCTGTCTTAGCGACTGCAATCGAGGCTGTCATGGGCGACGCGGCAGTAGACAATGATCTGCAAGTCTGCGGAGAGCAAGCTGAACGTGGCAGTGCGGTCCTGCTTGGTTCCCCTGGCACCATTGGCACCAAGTACATCCAAACCTTTCGGGAACTGCTTCCAGAATGGGTCCACTCGGGTAAAGAGTTCCCTCTTTGCCAGCTCATCTAAATCAAGCTCCCCCGACTCCTAGGTCTGTGCAGTATTGACTTCTGCACTGCTGAGCGTCATCGGGGAATGGCATTCCACCTCATTCAAGTAGCGCTTCCGTTTCCGTGGCCTCGTCCTCCAGCGCATCGTCGAAGGCCGGCAGGTTCAACTGCCACGCGTGCGCACCCTTGACCCTCACCAAATAATCGCGCCAGGGCGAGGTCTTGGAGAACAGGTTCGCGGGCGTCGCGCAGCCGGTGTCCTCCATCAGCTTCTTGGTGTTCACGTGCGGCGTACCGGCGGCGTAGGCATCGACCAGCCGCTGCAGCACGGCGATCTTGGCCTTGCCCGTGACACGCCAGGGCGCCCGGCCGGGGATGGACAGCTGGGCTGCATACCCATCCGCCGAGACCTTGAGGCTGATGGCGGCGCCGCCCATGGCCGCCTGGTGGCCGTGTCTGTACGCGACCTTCAAGCGCGCGAGGTCCACGGCCGTCGCGGACCGATTCGGCGCCAGAACGTCCTCGATGGGCACCACCACATTCGTGCCGGCAAACGCGAAGGGCACCGTGGACGTGGTCAGCACGATGCCGGGCACGGCGCGCGGGCGCAGTCGCAAGGCGGCATCGACCCGCGCGTACTGGCGCTCGCTCCCCATGCGGGTGGCGAAGTACAGCGCCACGGGTGATCCGTCGACGTCGAGCTCGCCGAGGAACACCGGCTCTTCATCGAGATGCCGGCCTCGCACACCCTGCAGCGTGCTGCCGAGCGCGGTGATGATCTCCTCGCGCAGCCAGTTCAGATGGACCTTCCAGCGCCGCGCATGCCGCGCCTGCAGCATGACATCGTCGCCCGTCAGCGGATCGCGATAGCGCACGAAATTCGCATCGGCGCACCGCTCCAGCGGCACGGCGCAGCGCGTGCCGTCGGCCAGCTCGACCACCTTCTGCGTGATGCGGTCGCCTTCGGTGAGGATGCCCTCGTCCTCGAAGCGCTCGATGTCGATGCCCAACTGGGCAAGCGCAAATCCGTCCATCGGGCTGGTGGCGCACTCCAGCAGTCGCGCAACCTGTCCGATCAGGTCCGGATCGTCCACGCCGGAACCCGGGTTGAGCGGCTTGAGCACGCCCAGGGCTTCCAGCAGCTGCGTGCCGACGCGCCGCAGGCGCAGGTCACGCTCGTTTTGCAGGCTGCAGCGTCCTGGTTCGGCCAGGACAATGGACAGTGGCGTCTCTGTGGCGCCCCCCGCAACAACAAGGTCCGCAACCAGTGTGACGCCCAGGATGGCGGCTGCCTGCGAGAAGGGGTGATTGCCCCAATGCTCGCCCAGCACATCGTGGAGCTCGGCACCGCTGTCGAGATGAATGGTCACCGTGTCGCTGGCATGGCCGAGCAGGGCGCGCGCTTCGGCCAGATACAGGCGCTCGACCTTGGCGCCGTCCAGGCGCGGCTTCACGTCCTTCAGCGGCTGGGCGAACCGGGACAGGTCGTAGCGCGATCGGTTGAGCGGCCGGCTGGACAGGGGCACTTTGAACCCGTGCGCGGACAGCACGTTGGCCAGCGGCGCCCGGGTGGACAGCGTGTGCGCGTAGACCTCGACAACCTTGCGGCCGGGCGCGTAGAGCAGCGTGGCATCGCGCGCCGGGAAGTAGCAGAAGCTGCGGCGGTTCCGGTTGACGACCTGTACCGCCGTGACCTGCTCGCCGGCGAAGCGCACGACCAGGCAGTGCGCAATCGAGCCCTCTCCGCCGTCGCTCTCGTCGGCCAGCGCGACGTGCACGACCTCGCAGGGCTCGGCCAGGCGCATCGCCTGCGTGAGCTCCGACTCCAGTTCCCGCTTCACCTTGTCGTTCCACAGGAAGGGCGGCGGCTCGTCGCACGGCACATCGAAGGCATCGTAGAGCCGCTTGTTGCCCCGGATATCGGCGGTGTTCAGGATCGATTCGGCGATCTCGAACAGGCGTGCGGTCGCGTCGGAATGCGCGCGCATCCAGACCGCGCGCCCGAACTCGCCGCCCGGCTGTGACAGGAAGGTGGCGAACAGGTCGGCATCGTTCAACTGGTCCGCGACGCCGGTGAGGATCGCCGCACCGCGCGACGAAGCAAGACGCACGATGCGCAGCGCCTCCCGCTCGGCGGGCTCGCGCTGATCGCGGCGCAGGTGTCGGACGTGCTCCAGCAGCGCGCCGGGCAGCGCGGATTCATCCTGCGGCCAGCCAAAGCCGCGGCCCAGTGCCTGGCACTCGGGCAAGCCGCTGAAGACCCGCAGCACGGATGCTGGCGCGCGTTCGATCAGATCGAGCAGATTGCTCGCGTTGGTCAGAGTCTTTCTGGCCATGTGGTTCCCCGTTCTTGTTCTCGGTGCAGCCTGCCGTCACGCAGACGTTAGCTAGGCCAGGAGGCTCACTTCCTCGGTTGCGTGCTGTCGCTGAGCGTCCAGGCGCTTCTTGTAATCAAGCACATCCCGGTAGCGCACACGGCGATGCGTGCCGATCTTGTGGAACGGGATGTCGCCCCTTTCCAGCATTTGCACAAAAAATGGGCGGGACACCCCGAGCATCTGAGCGGCCTCCTGGGTGGTGAGTTCCGTGTGCGTCGGCACGATGGACACCGCACAGCCTTTTTCGATCTGGTCCAGGACATCCTGCAGCAGCTGCAGCGCCGAGGCCGGCATGCGGACGGTCTGTACACGTCCGCTGCCGTCGCGGAAATCCACCTGCCGGGTGCCAGCACCGGCCTTGAGTACGGCCTCCAGCGCGCGGCGTGCCTCGCGCGCTAGCGCGACGTCCTCTTCGGAAGGCTGCACTTTGGTGATGGCGGAGACGTTCATGGGCGGGGGCGCATCGTGGCGAATCTGGGAGGGGCGCGATTCTATTCGAAATAATCGAAATCGAAATAAGCGAAACGCAAGCCGACTTCTATATGGCACAAGGCTTTGCGGCCTACGCGCCGGTCGGGCATCCACCGCGCAGTGCCCATCAGAGCCCAAGATTTGCTCGCCCAAGCCCAAGGCGTCGGGCAATGAAATAGAGCCTCCTTCAACAAGAGGCGTCTCTACATGGCAATTCTTTCCTCATCTGTTCAATTGTCCCGACACAGCCGGCGGCACGTCGAGCCGGCGGCCAGGCGCATCGCGCTGAGCGAGACCGAGCTCGCCGCCCGCTGGGGGCTGTCGATCAAGACGCTGCAGCGCTGGCGCCAGGACCACCTGGGCCCGGTCTTCTGCAAGCTCGGCTCCCGAGTCGCCTACCTGATCTCCGACATCGAAGCCTACGAGCGGCGCGTCTCGCGCAACTCGACGTCGGTTTGCGCCTACCACTGAGGAGACAGCCATGACGAATCAGACCCTGCTGCCGACCGACATCGCCGGGATGTCCGTTGCCGACCTGGCCAAGCTCTCGCCCGAGCGCAAGCACGAACTCGACGCCAGGTTGGAAGCCGCCAGCGCCTGGCTCAAGCTCGCCCGCACCAAGCTCGATGCCGCACTGGAACTGAGCTACGGCGAACAGGCCCGTGAGGCGCTGCGCGCGTCCGAACGCGACTTCGGTACCGTGCACATTGCCGATGGTCCGCTGCGAATCAAGTACGAGCTGCCCAAGAAGGTCAGCTGGAGCCAGAAGCAGCTCAATGAGATCGCCGCGCGCATCGCTGCGGCCGGCGAACGGCCCGAGGCTTACGTCGACATCAAGCTGACGGTGCCGGAATCGCGCTACAACAACTGGCCGCCCGCGCTGCGGGAGCAGTTCGCCCATGCTCGCACGGTCGAGCCGGCCAAGCCGTCGTTCACGCTGACCCTGGACGAGGTGGTGGCATGAGCGGGCTTTCCATTATTGGCGCGGAGTCAACCCGGTTTGGGCCACGCTCGCGGCAGCCCCTGATCTCCCGATTTGCCCGTTACGTTCAGGTCTCGCCGGGAGGTTGCTGGTTGTGGACGGGGGCAAAGAATGCTTGTGGTTATGGCGTGCTGGGGCGCGGTCGTCGCAGCGAAGGGCTGATCAGGGCGCACAGGCTGGCTTATCAGCTCTTCCACGGCATCGTGCTTGAGCGCTCGCAGCATGTCCTTCATCGCTGCGATACCCGTGCTTGCGTCAATCCTGAGCACCTCTTCATCGGCACACAGCAGGACAACATGCGCGACATGCGCAGCAAAGGGCGGGCGGTGCCACCACCGCGTCATGTCGGCATTGCCAATCACAAAGCGAAGCTCGACGAGAACAAGGTTCGGCAAATCTTCGCCATGCGTCGTGCTGGCAATACCAAGTACCAGATCGCGCAGCGCATGGGTGTTTCCCGCGCCACCGTCTATTCAATTCTTAACCGATTCACATGGAGGCATGTCGATGTTGCCGATTATCTCTGCTGATCGACGTCTGGCCGAGCGGCGTGGCGTCAAGGGTGTGCTGGTGGGCAAGAGCGGGCTCGGAAAGACTTCGCAGCTCTGGACCCTGCCGTCCGAAACCACGCTGTTTCTCGACCTGGAAGCCGGCGACCTGGCTGTCGAAGGTTGGGGTGGCGACACCATTCGGCCCCGTACCTGGCAGGAGTGCCGCGACTTCGCCGTTTTCATCGGCGGGCCGAATCCGGCACTGCGCGACGAGCAGCCGTTCAGCCAAGCCCACTATGACGCGGTCTGCGCGCGTTATGGCGACCCGGCCCAGCTCGTCAGGTACCAGACCGTCTTCGTTGACTCGATCACGGTCGCGGGCCGGTTGTGCATGCAGTGGTGCAAGGGCCAGCCGCAGGCTTACTCGGAGAAGACCGGCAAGCCGGACAATCGCGGCGCCTATGCACTGATGGGCCAGGAGATGATCGCCTGGCTCACGCATCTGCAGCATACGCGCGGCAAGAACGTCTGGTTCGTCGGCATCCTTGAGGAAAGACTCGATGACTACAACCGCCGTATCCAGCAGTTGCAGATCGATGGTTCCAAGACCGGGCTGGAGTTGCCCGGCATCGTCGACGAGGTCGTCACGCTCGCGGAATTCAAAGCCGAGGATGGTTCCAGCTATCGCGCTTTTGTCTGCCGCACCCTGAATCCCTGGGGGTATCCGGCCAAGGACCGTTCCGGCCGCCTGGATCTGATCGAGGAGCCTGATCTTGGCCGCCTCATGCAGAAAATTTCCGGCCCCGCCCGTCCTGTAAGCGAACGGCTCGACTTCACGCATCCCGGTGCCGGGCATGCCAGTGTCGTCCCGAGCGCAGCCGCCAACACCACCGAATACGCAGAACACACCGCATGAATACCGCAATGACCTACAACGCCAGCCCGTGGCAAGACTTCAACGACGCCGAGCAGCAGCAAGGCTTCGACCTGATTCCCAAAGGCACCCTGATACCGGTGCGCATGGTCCTCAAGCCGGGTGGCTATGACGATCCCGCGCAGGGCTGGGTCGGCGGCTACGCGAGCGAGTCGTTCGAGACCGGCTCGGTCTACCTGGCCGCCGAGTTCGTCGTGACCGGCGGCGAGCACGCCAAGCGCAAGCTGTGGACCAACGTTGGCCTGCATTCGCCCAAGGGCCCGACCTGGGCACAGATGGGGCGCAGCTTCATCCGCGCCGCGCTCAACAGCGCCCGGAACATCCACCCGCAGGACACGTCGCCACAGGCGGTGGCCGCCCGCCGCATCCAGGGCTTCCACGAACTCGACGGGCTGGAATTCATTGCACGCGTCGACGTCGAGCGCGATCCCAGGGGAGAGGACCGCAACGTGATCCGGCTCGCCGTCGAACCCGATCACCCGGAATACGCCCGCCTCAAGGGCGTGCCGCCCAAGACCCATCCGGGTGGCGGCACCTCTGGTGCACCCGCGCAGCCTCTGCCGGCCCGCGCCGTACCGGCTGCGCAGCGCCCGCCCGTGACCGGCAAACCTGCCTGGGCTCAGTGAGGGAGGAATGAAATGCTGGGTCTGCAAACGGCAGGCCCGGGGATTCCATCACGCCGACACCCGTCATGGGGTCGGCGATCCCCGGCGCTTTGTTCCGGATTGGGTGTTCTGCTCGCGCCGCTGCCAGGACGCTTTTCACGCGCTGTACGGCAACTGGCGCCAAGCCATGGAAGGGCAGAACAGGGAGGTCTGCATGCTTGACGCATCCGACGTCGAACGCGCAGCCATGCGCACATGCCTGAAGGCATTCGGCCAGGTGGCCGAAGCGATCGGCTTCACCAAGCCGCTGGCGGCGTACACCGAGGCCGAGGCGCTGCGCGTCATCGATGCGATCGTGACGCGCTACACCGAAGCGATGATCGAGCACCACGAGCACACCCGCACGCCACTGGTGCGCGGCAGCGCGGCAAGCAAGGCTGCGGCGCAGGATCCGTTCGCCGAGCTCGAAGAGCTGCCGTGGGAGACCGCCGAGGGGGACGCGTGATGCTGGACTTCAATTCGTCGGCGAGCCTCTCCGGACAGGT